ATACCTTTTAATTGACGTACAACAAACGTTTTGTTTGTGTTGTCCATGATCGGTGTGTAATCCATATACACCGTATCACCAGAAACAATATTATGAGGAACTTGTGTTTGAACAACACCATAGTTCTTATCATTTACAGTCTCAAAACCATAAGAGGTGATTGTTTCACCAGTAATTCTAGAAACACGAGCAGAAACACCAATACCTTCTGTACCTGTATTATCAAAGGTAAGAATATCATTTACCTGATAGTTTTTGCCAGGATTCTCAATAATGAATCCAGTTACAGATGCATCTTCAAACTTAGTAATTGTCTCAACTTCAATATCAACCTTAGAGTCAAGTCTTACTGAAGGGAAGTAATCAAAGAGTTGTAAAGGAGACTCTTCAAAGAGTTGATCAGGATCATCAATCTCATCTTGAGAGATAATACCATCTCTATTCTCGTCTTCTGCATCAAAGAGTAGAATATCACCATCTTCGGTAGTCAGAGCGTTTGTAGAGGCATTAGGTGCCCTCTCAACGTCAATATCAACGTTCTCATAAGGATCTCTGTAACGTACAACACCAGTAGGAATATTTTGCTGTACAGCATCCTTATTCAAGTTCCAAGGATCAACAATAGAGTTAAAACTAGGTCCTAAAACATAAGGGAAAACAGGATTACCATTTTCAGTTGTGTCAATAGTAACGAAGTAACAATATCTACCCTCAGGGAAATCAGGTGTCTTACAGAAACGACCATTGTATTGGTCAAGATCCCCTAAACCAAAGATATACTCATAATCTTCAATAAACTTACCTGCTGCTTCATCGGTTAATAAAGGACCAGCAGTTCTAGAAGGATAAGGATTTGTAATATCATTGTATACCAGATTTGTCTTCAATTGATATGAAGTATTCAGTCTATTAATTTCAGATGATTGATCGGTAGGATCAGTATATCCATAAGGACCGTAAATTGGGTTTCCATCAAATGCCCAACCAATGATAGGAGAGTGTGCTAACTGAGTTTCTTGTTCGTTGATAGCACCAGAAGTAGTTTCAATCAGGTTATCACCCAGAATATATCTCAATCTCTGAGGATTAGAAAGGTGTGCATACTCACCACCATATTGATTGTTATAACCCGAGAACACTGCACCTTTTGCATCATCAAAGGTCGTAGTTTCTTGTAAGTTATATGTCCATTGGAATACGTTAGATGCAAACGTAGCATCTTGACCAACAGATGTTAAATTGATAATAGTTGTACCCTGAATATAATTGATACCTCTATTCAGAATTTCAATACCAGTAACTCTACCAGCATTTTCACCATCTGTGTCAATAGTAGCACGAGCAATAGCACCAAAACCATCACCTTGGATACTTACCTCTGGAGCAGTGGTATATCCACTACCAGCAGAAATAATAGCAATAGAAATAATTCTACCGTTATTAACAATTGCTTGTGCAACAGCACCTTGACCAGAACTTAAGGAAACAGTTGGTTTGGAAGTATAAGAAGCACCGCCAGCATCTACAGAAATAGATCTAATAGGTCCACGAACTGCAGCAGTTGCTGTTGCACCCGCTCCGCCACCACCAACAATAGTAATTGAAGGTTGTGAGGTATAACCAGTACCACCAGAATTCATCAGAATTCTAGAAACAACACCTTTGGTGATAATTGCGGTTGCAGCAGCGCCAGAACCGCCGCCACCAACGATTGAAACCAGAGGAGATGATGTATATCCACTACCACCATTGTCAACTTGAATTGATGTAATAGAACCGTCAACTACAACACTAGCAGTTGCTCCAGAACCGCCACCGCCAGAAACAGTGATAGTTGGAGGTGATGCAGCATCATAATCCTGACCAGCATTGGTAATATCAATAGAAGTTACAGGTCCAAAGGTTTTAGTTAAACTAGACTTATATGACCATACAGAAACACCATTGACCCATGTACCAATAGGACCAGCAGCAATAGAGTTTTTGGTCGAAATTGTAGAAGGGGCAAGTGGGAATCTGTTTAATTTACGTTGGTTGCCAGGTAACAGAGCAGAACCAGGAAAAGGACCGATCTTATAGTTGGGAATACCCGTAGATGCAACATAAACATAGTTGTCATTAAAGAAGGAGTTCTGAACGTTAGTAGTATAAGGACCAACCGAATTTAAGATTGCAGAGTTATCAGACTTACCTTTGTTCAAGTCAACTGATACAAGAATATTTCCCTGAGGAACAACTGTAGCGGGTTGAGGTAATTGATATTGGAATACGGTCTCACTGTCTCTAGAAGTGACTAAGAAAGATCCGTTGTAAATGATTGGGTTTGCACCATATACCGTAACTTGATCTCCAACCAGAAGACCATGAGGATTAGAGCAGGTGATCGTTGCAAAACGGTCATCAATACCACCAAAAGTAACACTGGTAACTTCGATGAGTTTCTTAACGTTGTACAACCAAGTTCCGAGTTCTGGTTTGGTTGAAGTACCACCAAGTTTAGCTACTGTTAGTTTATCACCAGAAAGATAATACGATCCTGTATCAGTAAGAGTAGTTTGTTGAGCATCAACGATACCAACAACATTCATCACCACTTCTTGAGGGGTGCCTTTATTAATGAAAACAGTAAAGTTAGAAGATACTTCTGTAGCAGAATCCCAATCTTCAACAATATTGTTTACAGAACGAGTACATTCAATAAACTGGTTGAGAGATTTTTCTTTGTATTGAACTACTTCTGATCCACCGATTACAAATTCACCGTTTCTTTCTGGCCAACCAATAGTAGAGTCAACTGTAATAACATTATCTTCAGTTCCAAGAGGTTCTGCCAGTTTTGTCTTATAAGGAACTGTGAAAGAACCAGAAATAGTTTCTTCAGACAGAACAAGTTCAAAGATCTCAACATCAGAAGTTTTAATTGAGATATAGTTCTCAACCAACGCACTCGCTGCTTTGATATTAGGATCTGCAATATCTTCTTCTTGAGTTAGAAGACCATCCTTGATGTCTGTAGGATTACCACTTACAAGTGTGGCACGAAGAATAGTATCAATAGACCAAGTTGCTGCAGAAGGTTTTACAATCTGATCTTTTGGATATGAAATACTAATCTGCTCACCATAGAGTAATTTGAACAGATAAGCGACACTAAAGGACGTACCTTTAGCAGAATAAAAATCTTTTACCGACTTAATTGCAGTACGAACATCAATCTTCTTATAGTCCAGTTCAGGAACATCAGGAAGGAATTGTTCAGTATATTTGTCTAAAAGTCTCTTAACAAAAATAGCATCAAGACATTTTACATTATCACCAATGACAGCGGGCATTGCCATTGTGTTATTGGAGAATACAGCATTACCAGTTTCAGTATAAGAGGTAATACCACTTGCTGCTCTTGCACATCCAACAAATTTTGCTTTAGAGTAATTTTTACCACTCTTATTGATAGAGAAACCAGTAATTTCATTCAAACCAATCTCAACAGATGCTTCTGCCTGAGGAGGTGATTGAATAACAACTGTCGGAGGATGAGCAGCACTATATCCACTACCAAAGTTGTTAATATTGATATCAGTGATTCTTCCGTTGAAAATAGAAGCAGTAGCAGTTGCTCCTGTACCACCATTTTGTCTATTATCTACAATATAAACAGAAGGTACGTCATCATATCCACTACCGCCGCTTAAAACGTCAATACCAATTACACGACCGTCACCATCAACTTGAGTTTCTAATACTTGAGCACCAGTAGGATCAACTACAGCAACTCTAGGAACAGTTGTATATCCTTGACCAGCATTCAATACATTAATACTAGTAATTACACCATTAGTCAATACCGCTTGGAAACTTGCCTTAATAGGGTTGAGTCCAGTTGGTTCATCAACGTAAATTTCAGGAGGAGTTGTATATCCTTGTCCACCGTTAGTGATTGTAAGACCACCGCTAATAGAACCATTAGAAAGCGTAGGAGTCGCCAGTGTAGCGCCACCAGGTTGTCTAAAAGTAACTCTAGGTGTAAATGTATACCCACTACCAGAATTAATAATTTCTAGTGCAGAAATAGAACCATTTGTTACTGTTGCTTTCAGTTCAGCAAGTTTAGATCCACCTACAGTAGGAAGTTCAATAATAACTGTTGGAGGGTTTGTATCACTATAACCTTTACCGCCATCCAGCAAAGAAAAACTCTTAACACCATTAACAAGAGCAGTTGCAGAAGCACCTAATCCAGTGTCATTAGGAGCAGCATTAATAGAAACTTTAGGAGGATACTGATATCTGTATCCAGAACCATTTTCATTAATAGAAATGGATGTTAACTCACCATTATCGTTGACACGAGCATATCCAAGTGCGCCAGAACCAAAAGAGGGAATCGGTGCCTCAATAGAATACAGAGACAAAAATCTTCCGTTTAAAGGTGCCTCATTAAAAACAAAAAGGTCTCCATCAAGGAAGTAATCTACCTTAGGTTCTAAAAGTTTATTATCATATACAGCAATAACATATTCATCAACAATCGGGAAATATGCAATCCCGTTACGAGTCATCTTAAATTCAGTTTTACCTTCACCAAAAGCATTTGAAAGATTGTCAACAGCGTTGATAGGGTTTTCAATAAAACCACTTAAAAACGTGATGTAAGTTGCAGAATTATCGTCAGACGCGATTCTTGTTCTTGGTGCAGTAGTAAATACAATATTTGTGCCATCTACAGTATAATCCGTGCCAGGAATTAATACTTCACCATATACACTAACAATTAAATGTTGTGCTGTAGGGGGTGCGACAGGATTTGCCTGAGATGTTAAAGGGAAAGTTCTTTGACTACCATCAAAACTATCAATAATCTGAGCAAGGGTAGTCCACTTAAGTTTTACTTGCTCATACGAAATGCCAGGACTAAGAGCAATGTTAGGGGAAGAAGTAGTGCTCTCATAATAAACAACTTCATCACCAATTAAGATAGAACCATTACTATCAAGAAATTGGTCAACAGATTCAACAACAATAGTTTCACTAGTCGCTGTAATAGGCTCTACAATCTTTGTAGCACCATCTAAGATACCGATATCGAGTTTATCAATGTCAAGATATTGCAGAAAATTGTTGAGAATATTCTGCCCAAGACCTGTCTTTTCTTGAGACCTGTAATAATACTCGATGAACTTATTAAACAGCGGATATTCAGACCCAATAAATTCTGGAGTCTGCTTCGCTATAGACTGAGAAACCTTATTAATATTCATCTCTTAATTTAGAAGCAACTGTTGTTACTAATGGAACCTGCGTTGTCGATCGCTGGAATGTCAATCGTAGTTGGTGTCTGATTGAAGACCGTTGGCGTCAAACTATTTAGAGGGATTGTAGGAGGCGCTACTGTGCCAACTGGTGCAACTGTAATCGAAGGTGTAACAATATTGATAATAGTACCAGGTGTAGTTGCAGGAATTGTACTATTGTTTGCAGGAACAAATACAACAGGAATCTGAACATTTGTAGGCAACTGAGTTGCATCAGCAATAGTACCAACTCCAGTAATCGAATCAGTAACAGTTATCGCAGTATTAGGAGCAATATTTGTACCAGCACCAATAATATTAGCGGGACCAAAACAGATTTCACCAGTATCGTAGTTTACTGTACCAGCAGTATCATTTGTATAGATTTTTCTTGTACCAGTATTATAGAAAGTTCTTAAGTTACCAAAACCATCATCTTCAAACTGTTGATCAATACCAGGACGTTCAGCGGTTCTAAAAGTACCAGAAAGAATCACTGGTTCCTTTTTACATTGATTACCACTTCCATCTTCGGCGCTACCATCTTGACCAGGAGCAGAGTTATAAAGACCAGATCCAGTAGAAATACAATAAGTATTGGTTTGATTAGTTGCTGGTTTGATATATTTTAAAATAGTTGTCTGAGTAGATACATCAGTAACACATTTATTGGCAAGTGTTACCGCTTTCTCAAAATCAGTTGCTCTAAATGTAGAGTTGAAGTTATTAATTTGCGTTTGTGTTGCCCAGTCCCTAATACCATTGTTGATATCGGTCTCAATCTCAGAAGGATTAGATCCGCAACCAGTATCGTACAGTGCAAACAGTTTCAGGTAAATGTAGATGTCATCAGGATCCATGATCACAGGATCGATCGACGCCATCGCATATTTTCTCAAATCCTGTTGAATTTCTTTCTTTGTAGCATCATTAAGAAGAGATCCTGTTTTTGTTTTGACAACAACGTATACTTTTCCATAAACAGGAGGATTTAAGGTGTCTCCGCCATACGCAACTACGGAATCCGCGTTAGGATAGATGTTTCTTGTAATTACCGCGTAATCTTGAGCGGTAACTGCTCTATATTGTGCAGAATAATATCGAGGAGCATTATACTTGATAGACTCAACAGTTTCTGCTGCTGCACCCTGTTGTGATTTGTCTTTTACTGTCAGGGTGATAGTATTTGGTTGATAGGTGATATCATTAGTGTCAATCATCCTTCCAATGAAGTTAAATCTACTAACTTCATTCGCTTCGCCACCAGAAGTGACGATATATTCAAATTCTACGACCTCACCATCTTTCAGAGCACGACCAACACTGTCATCACCAAATCTAACTTCATATCTCATGTCCTCACCTTCGGCAAGGAAGAATGCACGAGTTGTGGGAGTTAAGTTGGTAACAGTATCGACTCTATTGTAAAGATCAAACTCTGTAGAAGATTCGTTAGGTCTTACTTTTACGGTAAGTGTTGAAATATCTGCGTCTTCTGAAGGAACCTTATAATTTTGAGATGCAAACGTGTTTACAACGTATGTAAAGTTGACAATCGCTCCTTCATAGATTATCAAACTATCAAAAGTGGCAACACCTGTAGATGCGTTGACTGTAGCGGTCACATCATTCAAAATGTTCCAAATATAAGCACCACCAGTAGCAACAGGTCCTTTTCTAAGAGTTACGGATGTTGGATATGCCCCACCAGTTTGTTGTGTCTGTACGTCCAGTTTCAAACATGCCTTAGATGTTGAAATTGATCTAGGAACGTAGTTTAAAAGTTTTGCAATGTTAACAACATTATCTCTAACCGTAGCAGACGGCAAGAAAGTCTCGTTCAACGACATATTTGCGTTGAAGGCAGTATAATATGAATTATATGCTAATGTATCAATAAGATACGACAGTGAAGATCCATCAAAGTCATAATCCGTGAATTCTGTACGAGTTCTCAGATATGATTTGATCGAGGCTTTAATATCCTCAAAATCTAATGCTGTTAGGTTATTAGGTTGCATTATTCAGGTCTCTGTAAGACGAAATTGATTGTTTCGACAATGGGTAACCCGACTACTTTATATTCAATCGTAATATTTAATTTATTACCTTCATAAATTGGTGTCACAGAAACATTTACTAGTTCAATTCTGGGTTCATTTTGACTAATAGTATTTATTACCTCTTCCTTAAGTGCATCTGCTGTAAAAGGATCTAGAGGTTCAAAAAGCAGAGCATTTACTCTAGATCCTACTAAAGGTTGAAAAGGTTTTTCTCCAGGTTGAGTCAAAATTAGGTTTTTTACTGCCTGTTTGATAGAATTATCGTTTTTGACAGAAGAAACATCATCGGTAAAAGGGTTACGGGCGAAATTAATCGCCAAATCAGAAAAAGTTCTTGATTTGGTAAAGTCTTTACCTCCGATTTTCTTTAGCGCCATTTTTTGTGACTCTCAGACCATTGATTTTTGTCGATTTTTTGACTACGCTTAAGATATTGATCAGATCTTGGGTCTGTAATTAGTACAGATGTACCAAAATCGTGTTTCATCATCTCAGGAACGTGATCTGGAACGTGATTTCTTCCCATAAGTCCTCCAAAAATAGAATGCAGAACTTTTTTAGGGGTTCCTATCCCTTTTTATTTATCGACCTTGACCCCGATAACGCTTTTTTGCTCCATTTCTGGACGTTGCCGAGTATTTTGTGTGCTGTCCAGTCCCCTGACGAGTTTTTTTAGGGGTAGTTTCAATATTACTGCCGCCAGAAAGCGACTTTTTCATTTTTGCCAAGGATTAACCTCCAATAAAAACATTTTTACTTGATCCTGTAACCGTTGATAGACATGGGAATGCTGTTGTACCGTCTCCAAGTGGGTCACCAAAGCGAACAGCACGTTTTCCACCTATAAAAACTGTTTTGCTGGTTGCTAGTGCTTTCCTTTGATGACCCGTTTTTGCTTCTCTACCGCCCGCTATACCTTGAGTACACCACCAAGCGGGTGTATTGCGTACAGTCAAGCATTTATAACCAACAGAAGTCGTAGTAAACTGCGTTGGCGTAGGATGAGGTGTCAATATGTCTTGATCGCAAATGGGAACAAGTTTATTAACGAACACTCTTGCTACTTTAGCATTAGCAACACCTTGCGGAAGTTGCGCTGTAGGTGGCCAAATAGCAACAGCATTAGTCGCGGGAAGTGGGGATGCCACAACCGTAGGACTCAAAGATGGGTGAGGACAGTTAGGAAGTGTCCCTCCACCTAGACCAGGATGGTGTGATGCACCCGTACCTGTACCATGACCACTACAAGTGCCCATGAACAGTCCGCACATTAAACCTGCCATTTGTTAATCAGAGAATGGATTTCCATATGCATCAGTCGCTAGTGTAACAGTTCTTGCCGCTCTAGTCAAGTCATGATAAATCTTCATCGTGCCACTTGCTTCCCACGTCTTAGCGCCAGGACCCAGTAATGGTGACATGGAATAAGAGTATGTGTAGGTAGTAGTGGTTGGATTTCCGTTTTCATCAGTCCCTGCTACTTGCTCACTGTAACCAGGAGTCAATGTAGGAGCATTACAAGTGAAATGAGTACACCCAATATCCTGTGGAATACACTTCAATGTGATATTAATAGTGGTTTCCTTTGCAGGATCTGCGCGATATTGACGCATAATGTATTTAGTAAACTGTGATGCAGTTGGTAATTGTGTAAAACTACCCGAACAAGTCTCAATTTTAGTTTCATTATTACTTTTGAACTCAGGAATACGGGGTTGAGTGATATCGTCAATCTGTTTGCGGATACGTTTTGCAGACGCTGGTTTTTCTTCGCGGATAACATCCTTAAAATCATTGTCAATATCCGTACCATCGAGGTATTGTGTATCATAATCTACCACCATAATCTCTTTTAGGGGTTCAGTTGCGTCCTTACTATACTTCTGTTGCGGTAATTGTTGGATTCTCTTCTGATCAGGATCCATTTTTACCTCAAGTTTCGGTTCGTTACGACTAAGTTCCTGTGTTTTCGGTACAAAACTATATGCATCCGCAATAGCTTGGAGATCATCTTCGCTTACTGTTACCTCATACTCCGTTTTTTCGGGACCAGTAGGTAGACTTTTGACGATATCTTGGAATTCTGGAACTAAATCGTCTCTATGTGCCGCATTTTCAAATATTTCTTTAGCAACATCGAATACATTCCGCACAAAAATGTTTGGTGGATCCTCTTGAGTGTACCCAGATCCGCCTCTTATGATATTTACACTCGCCAATGACCCATTTGCAAACGTTCCTTCTACTAATGCGTCCTCCGAACCGTCTCCATCCGCATCTGTAGGAGATCCAGTGATCTCTAGAATAGGTGATACTTTCAAATTAGCAAATCCAGAACCTACAGTAGAGATGTTAGTGAGTCTGATAGTAGCATTTGTAGCAGATCCAGCGGGTTTTGTAGCGCCTGGTATGGTAAGGATGTCGCCAGGCTCGTAATCTTGACCACCACTGACTAAAATAAGGGCACTGATACGTCCATCATCACCTACTTCAATGTCTACAACAGCACCAGAACCGTTTCCTCCCGTTAAAGAGACGTTTGTCGCGGCACTATAAGAGTCTTTAAGGTTATTTTCGATATAGTTCAGGTCTAAAGAGATAATATTACCATTGAAAGATAGATCAGTTACTGCACCATTGGTAATAGTGACCGATGCAGAGGGTTGTACAATGCTATTAAAGACCTCTGGAGCGTTCTTATTGATGTCTGCAGTGCTGAATTGTAGAGACTTATCCAAGAATTCATACAAACCAATTAGAATTGCACGATCTTTGATACCATATCCTGCCTTTGCAGTGACGACGTGGTTACGATCCGATGTATATTGTGTTTCTTTAGTAAAATCTAGTCCGTTTCCATCCAGATATACGATATGATATGGAAACTCTCCCACTTCTGTGTGGAAGGCGCGGGTGATTAAATGACCATTTAAGGTATCACCAACCCGTAGAACGTCAAAACCCGTTTGATTCGTAGTATTTGTGATCTGCCCCACGGTTTTTACCCTAAGATTCATAGTAAGGGTAGTCTGACTATTATCAGGATGTGTGTGGGTATACGACATAGTGAACACGTCGCCCACCTGATAACCTGTTCCGTTGTTCAATAGTTCTGTAATAGTCCACCGAGTACCTGTGAATACTGTGGACGCGCCGCTATCATCATATATTGGCGCAAGTCTTACCTTAATGATAAAGTTAGTCCTTGTGGATCCGTCGCTGAAGTCATATATTTCAAAATCATCGAAGTTCTCATCACCAGATTGCCAAGGGTTCTGTGTAGATTCATATGCAGCACCCTGTAGATTAGTCTCATCCCATACATCAGTGTATGTAACACCATCATATGAGAACTCCCAGTCTAATACACCATTAGGGAGAACTGTGGAAAAGGCGTCATAAGAGAATACTAACTTGTCTGATGTAGTACCAATACCAAATAATGTGGGGTGAGGACAGTCAGGATCGTTTGTAAGAGTCTCTGATGCCGTATAACTGAGTAATGTCTCCTCAGGGGTAGACGTGAAATTAGTACAGGGATGACAAATCTCACGACTGCCGCCGCTGTCGCCCGTTCTAGTCTCCGTCTCAATATAATAACAAGGTGATCCAATGATACCTGACTTATTAGATGTATCGTATAAGTACGATATCCATGTATCAGAGAACTGTAGATCAAATGATAGTTCTTTTGGATAGTAATCTAAGAACTGAACTACTGTAGTATTGTTTCGTCCAAACGTTTGACAAGGGCTAGTTCTAGATTGTTTTCCACAATGTACTGATGGGTTTCCTGTACCTGACCCTGTGGATCCGCTCGTAGCAGCAAAGAGATCCGCTTCGACATATGGATACATTACCCTATCAGTCTCTCTACCAGGAATCTCGTAGTTACCTTGTCTGATAGTATTGATAGGATATTCTTCTACTTCAAAGGTAACTCCCCCTGAAACAGGTGTGTAATGATTGCAATGTTCGGGGTTAGCACCACTAAAACCAGAGCATTCTGCTAGATTATATCCCCTAGTCTTGCATCCCATTTTCTAGTTCCTTAATTTTACGGTAGATTTCTTTAAAATTACTAGGTAAGTTCAGGTATTCTGGATACCCCTCTGGTTTGTAATAAGTCTTCTCTGGGGTAGGTAGTTCCTGTACATACGTTTCTAACGCTTCTAGGCGCTTGTGGACCGCTACCAGACACTCATTGATGGCAAGTAGTGCATCTTCTACTTTGTATTCTTCCTGTACTTGTGCTTCTTCACTCATCGGGTGTTTTCCTTAGTATAAATCCGAGTCCATCCTCGGTCATTTCATAGTCTAGATTAGTACCAATATCCCATCCCATCGTTTCACATACATCATAAGGAATTGTTAGGATAAGATCTCCGTAGTCATCTTCCTCTAGTTGTGTAGTGAATCTATGGGACATGCTGCTATAGGCGATTTCTTATCTGAGGGTTGTTAGTGGGGTTTTTCGTTTTCCACTCCACCCATAGTGTATATAGATCTTCTACAACTTGAGATGCATACGCAGATGCATAATAGTCTGCACACTCATACATTCTGGGGTCGAGTTGTTGATCTCTCCTCAACAGTTGCTCAATCGCCCATACACGAGTATCTTGTCTCTCTTCGCGAGTCTTGGAGTCCATTTTTTACCTGAGAAATTTTTTTAATTCTGATGTAAATGATAAAGGGAATAATATATTGATCGCTCTGGGGAACCTTTGTAGGTTAGGGTAGTGGCCGATTTTAACATTTAGGGGGCATAAAATACTGCCATTCTTAACATTTTATCAGAGGGGCTAGTTAGTTACACATAAGGACCTTATTAACTGTCCCCAGTATACTCGACTTTTCTCTATGTGTCAACTACGCTGCTACATTGTCTTTAACCTCCCAACACCATCCGATGCTTTTGATATAATCGAACGGTGACATTCTCGGAGTATTAGGGAAACTTTCTCCCCTTGAATTCCGAACACCGTCAA